CGAGCCGGGGAGAACCCCTGCAGACCCCCGTGGTGGTCCTCTCGGTATTTGAGTTATGCCGAGAGGGTGGCCACCACGGCCTCCTTCGAGAAGTTTCTCCAGCTTGTCCAAGCCTGGAGGACGGCTCTTACGGCTTATGGCCGTTTGAAGTCCGTGCCTTCCAGGAAGGACGTGGAGAAGTTCGAGAAGGCTGTGGGGTCGGCCCGCGTCCTTACGGTGCCTCTCGCCTCCGGAAGAGTAGTCGAGGTGGACACCGAAGATTGGAGATCCCGGTTTCCTTTCCGGGCCCACTTTGGCGTCTCACCCCGGCAAGTGCTCCCGGAGGTTCGAATCCACGGAGAGGTTCTCCCTAACAACCCGCTGTCCCTGAAGCTCACCACTGGGAAAGGGTATTACACCCCGACCGGTGAGGAGCTGTTTAGGGACGCCTGGTGGATTATGCAGGACCATGTCCTGCACCCACCCGGGACCGTGCCCGCCTATTGGCCCATGCTCCCGGTTCTGCCGGACTTCCGGCCGGACCCAGGACAGGGCAGGGGGCACGGGGCGGTTCGTTGTCGGGTTCAACCGGATGGGAAGGCGAGGTTTTACTTCGCTCCACCGCGTTGGTTGCAGTTCCTGTTGGACCCCTGGGCGAGGGAGTTGTACTCCCAGCTCAGGAAGGTCCCGCAGGACTTTACATACAACCAGGCGGCGGGTGCGGAGTTGGTCGCTGAATGGTTGAGGTCGGGGAAGACCGTGTGGTCTTTCGACCTCAGTTCGGCGACCGACCTCTTTCCCCTACCGGTCACCCGGACGGTTTTGTGGTCCCTATCTTCAGATAGGAACCGACCGTGGGTGGACCTCTTCTGTTGGATTTCGAGGCTCCCGGTTCGGACGGCCTACCCTGGGGCCCGCTCAGAGGTGATAAAGTGGCGATGTGGGCAGCCTCTTGGGACTGTCCCGTCATTCGCCGCCTTCGCCCTTAGCCACCACGCGGTGGTAAGGGCCCTCTGGGCTCGGCTAGGTGGCGATCCTAGGTCGGCTCCCTACTGTATTGTAGGGGATGACCTAGTTATCGCTGACCCGAGGTTGGCAGAGGCCTACCGAGATTGTTCCACCCTGTTAGGGTTGGAAATCTCGGAGCCGAAGTCCCTCGCAGGGAGGCTTGGTGAGTTTGTGGGGAGGCTCATTGCCCCAGATGGTATAGGGTTCAAGCTCAAGGCCCCACCAGGGCTTGACGCGAGGACCCTTGCAGCGTACCTATCCCTTATTGGGACTAGGGCTCTGCGCATCTGGGAGCAATCTCTGCTGAGGGACGTGATCGCCCTCATCCCTAGGGAGGGCTATCCAGGGAGCAACCCTGGAGGCCTACCGCGGGAGGCGGTGGATCAGTTCCTCGTAGAGTACTTCTCTCGCGAGAGAGAAGTGGAGCCTCCTCGGGCCTACGCGGTCGACCCAGATCATACTGTGGAGGCCCGTATTGGGCCCTTATACAGTATGTCCCTGGTTCTCCCGCGCGACCCGACCACCACCGAGTGGGAGCCGCGAGGCTCCGCTAAGAGTGGGCCGGGCGGGGCTCCGGAACCCTCCCCGTATGGGGAGCGAGTCCCAGGCTCCGACCGTTCCCCCGGCTGGCTCCGTCGTGTGCGTGAGGCGATCCACGCTTCTGGGATAGCCCAGGTGTGGCGCCTCATTCGCCACGGCAGATGGAGCCGGCGTGGTGGCGGCCAGGGCTCTCGGACCGCATGACTCCGCAG